GCACGTCGAATTCCACGGCAAGACCACGTAACTCTTCAGCAATAGACTTGATATACGAATACGAGTTAATAGCACCGCCCATTCCTTTCACACGCGCACTCGCGCAGATGTTGAGATAATCGATATAGATGATATCGGGAACAAACTGTTTCTTCAGTTTGAGTTCATTGAACAACGCACGGAAGTGATTCGCGTGTGCACTGCCCGTTGGGTATTCCTTGATGATTAGTTTACCTTCGGTCTTACCCTTGACCCTCGCAACGCGGTCGTCGAACATTGGTTTACTCAAGTTTTCGAGTTGGTCCATCGATACGTTCAGTAGGTTCGCATCGATACGTTCCGCAATGCGTTCTTCGGACATTTCCATTGTGAGGTATAGGACGTTCTTACCTGCACTCAGCGCACCTGCGGCAGAGTGACACATAAACAGAGACTTACCAACACCCGTACCCGCGAGTGCGATGTTTAAGGTCTTGTTGGGTAGACCGCCCTTAGTGACTCGATTGAAGTAGTCAAGGTCGAACGGGATCCGTTCCTCTTCTAGGTGATAGAAGTCAAATCGTGCGTCAGAGTTCTCAAGATAGTCGTGACCGATGTTCGTATCGAACGACACAGACAGTGCCTTGGTCAATACGTCTGGGATTGCGTTCTTACTGAGAGTCTGGTGTTTGCCGTCGATGATAGAGATTGACTCCATGACCGCATTGAAGACCGCACGATCCTGACAGAACTTTTCGGTCTTCTCGACCAACCAGTCCATGTCCTCATCGGCTCGTTTGAAAATATCGGGAAGGATCTCCATTGCGTGACGATACTGTTCGTCCGGTAGACGATCGTTCTCATCAATCTCAATCTTGAATGCCTCCAGTGTTGGTAGGCGATTGAACTTCCCGATGTATTTGAGTGTTTCTTTGAGAATGGACTGATATGTCCCCTCAAAGTAATCCGGTGAGAGGAAGGCGGCGACCTTCCTCGTGTATGGATCGTTAGTCAGTAGATTCCGTAGAATCGTCTGTTGTAGGTTGATCTCCGTCATCATTTCCCTCTACTGATTGGATGCCTCTGTTGTGAATGGCTTCCGCAAGAATATCCTGTAATACATCTGCTGCAAAACTCTGCAACTCAATATTGTCTGTATTATACACGGATTCATCGGGTGTGTCAATAACATCGAAGTTAAATTTGATAGATTCACTACTCTCATCAATGGTGACGTTGCGATACCGGATCGTCACATTCTCGTAGGGAGAACGCATAAAACTAACATTCCACATGGGATTGCCTGTTACCGATACTGCTTCAAGAGTGTAGTCTAGATTTTCGGATGGCTTGTCTAAGTCCAGATCCATTATGCTTCCTCCAATTCAGCAATAAGTTCTGCATTGACTTCACTGGAGTAACCGATCTTATAAGTCTTCTCCAAGAAGTCTGCGAAGTTAGTTGTTTCAAAAATAGGTTCCCAGAACTCTGCGTTCAAGGTGTCTTTTGTTCGTACTTTAGTCCCAACGAGTTCGCCTGTAGTTGTGTCAACTTTTTGATACCAACCGTTAGAAGGCTTAGCGACATAACCGCCAGCAAGAGCGACATCGAGAAGACCACTATACTTTTGAACACCCCCTTCCCACGAAACTCCAATAGGAATCTTTGACTTCTCTTTGACATAACGAGACTTCTCTATATTGATGACGAAGTTGTATCCAACAACCTCTGTACCTTGTTTCTCTTGTTGACGACCGATAATCCAAATGTTGTCCGAAGAGTAGTAGATACCTGTTCCACCACCGACAATATCTTTTGGAAACAAACCGATCTCTTTGTAGGTGTGGTTGATCGCAACCAGCGGAATGTTCTTCATTGTCAAGTAAGGTGTGGTCATACGGAACAGACCCTTCAGTGCCTTCGCGCGAGACATGTCTGCGACACCCTTCTCGTTCAACGCGTCCTCCAACTCTTTCTTAGACGCAAGGTTACCGATCGAGTCAATGATGATCATCACGTCATCGTCACGGTCGAGTTCTTCCAACTGGTTGATCAGATCGAATTTGAGTTCTTCGACGTTTGCGATCGGCGTGTGTAGGACACGGTCAGTGTCGACACCGAACTGTTCAAAGTATGACTGCGGAGAACCAAACTCCGAATCATAAAAGAGGACAACTGCCTCTGGTTTTGCGTTCAAATATGCACCCGCCATGAGTAAAGCGAATGAAGTCTTAAAGTGTTTAGACGGGCCCGCAAGAACGGTGAGTCCAGGCGAGATGCCACCATTGACCGAACCGGACAACGCGACGTTCACCATTGGAACGTCGGTCGGCACCATATCTTTTTCAGTGAAGAACTTACTCGTCGATAGGGTCGATGTCTCCTTGATCTTGCTGTTCTTCTTTAGTTTGTCCATTATCGACATTTTTGGTTCCTCCGAAATCTACGAATGTAATGTTGTTGACTTTTTCACGTTCATCGAGTTCGTATTGTACCCTATAATCGCTATTGATGTCAAGAACTTTCTCAAGTAAATCGAACGACGCAACTGTACCGTCGTCCTTATCATGTGTGGAAAATCGCAAGAATGCTTTGGTGTCTTTTGGTAGACACGCACCACCGAATCCGCGTTTTCCATCGAAGCCAGGCACACGAGTATGTCCCACACCTACACGATCGTCTTGTCCAACAGCACGAACAACCGTGTTAAAGTTGCAACCATACAAGTTCACAAGATCGTACAACTGATTGAAGAAGGTGACCTTGGTTGATAGGAAAGAGTTAATGGTGTACTTGACGAAGGACGCCTCGTAAGCACTCATTCTGTGATAGTCATTAGACTCGCACGATCCGAAAATCTCATAGATGTCTACCAACTCAAGTACCGACTGTGGTGTACCACCCATTACGTGGAATTTCGCAGTGACGAAGTCCGCCTTCGCGTTCTTCTCTGTGAGGAACTCTGGGTTGTAACAGAACCTGTCGTGTTGCGCCTTGTTCATAGATGAATACAGACGATCAATCACATCCGGAGTAATAGTTGATTTGACAACAACTAACGCTTCAGTGTAGTTCAGTGCCTTCAGTACCGATGTCTCCACGATGGACGAATCGACAGAACCGTCATCGTTAGACGGAGTCGGTGCGCACACGAATACACAATGTGGTTGTTCGTCTGGTAACATTGACTTAAAGTCTTCAACGTCATTGTTGTATTTTTTCGGGTCGATCAACATGTGATCCACGAGAGGATGGGTGAAAGCGAACTCTACCGCTTGTCCCACAAACCCGTGACCGATGATCGCTAACCGGAACGTCTTTTCATTTTCTGCCATTAGGCATCTACCTCGTTGTATTCTTTATACCACGCATAGAACCGTTCTACCCCCTCTGCGATACTGACCTTCGGATCATATCCAAGTGCTTGTAGTTTCGCAGTGTTAGACCACGTCTCTAACGTGTCCGCTGGGTGTTTAGGTGCTAGGTTCTTGTCTGCTTCCTTGCCGGTGTTCTTCTCGATCTCTGAAATGAAGTCCATCAACGCGACCTGTTCACCACGTCCGATGTTGAAGATCTCACCTGCTGGGATTTCCGCATTATCTAGTACTATCTCAATACCGTCGTTGATGTCATCAACGTAAGTGAAGTCGCGTTTCATATCACCATAGTTGTATACGGTGATCTGGTTACCTGCAATAATGTTTTTGGTAAAGTCAAACAACGCCATGTCTGGTCGACCCCAAGGGCCGTAAACGGTGAAGAAACGTAGACCAGTTGTGTTAAGACCGGAAGACTGCATCTGACATTCGTTCGCCCACTTGGTGTAACCATATGCGTTGAGTTGTTTACCCGTCTCTTCTCCCTCAGTCCAAGGCACTGGTGATCCCGCATACACACACGAGGTGGACGCGTAGATGATGCGGACTTCAGGGAAATACTTTTTGCAAGTGTCGATTAGGTTCTGTGTTGCGTCGATGTTGTTTCGGTGGTAACTCTTTTCCTTACCCAACGAATCGCGCACACCTGCCATTGCAGCCAAGTGGACTATCGTGTCCGGTTGAAACTCTCGAATGAGTGCTTCGGTCTTTACTTCGTCGCAGAGATCACAACCCCAGATGTCGAGGTCGAAATGCTTCATGCGAGCAACTTTGAGAGATGGACTGTACAAGTGTTTGTTGAAGTTGTCAATACCCTTGACAACCAGACCGTCTCTTTCTTTTAATCTAGCCATGAGTTGCGACCCGATAAAACCAGCCGCACCCGTGATAAGTACACGTTTCATTCATCCATTCCTATAAACATATTCGAGTGCGCGATCCGCTTCCACGTGCAGTGGTCTGTTACCATACCAGTTACCCGTCTCGCGGTCGAACTCTCTACAAAGTTCTTCTATTTGTTTAGCAGTGATCGGATACCCTCGCGAGTATGCGTTCCCTGCGATTGCGACCATAATCGCATAAATCTTTGAATACCAACCTGTCCCCGAAATTGTCTGATATTCTGCACCCAGTTTCTTGGGCCAGAACGGACAATCCCGATAGGATGTCCATCGGTAGTCGGTGTTATTTAGTCCATTCTTACGGTGTTCGATCACCGCCTTCTGCATTTCTGGTGGTAATCTATCTAGGAAGGAATTGCCTGTCTTCTCGACGTAGGGATATTTCGCAATCAACTCAGATACGTTGAGTGCGGACCCTCCGGAGTTTACCATAAAGAACGAGTAGGCGTTAGGATACTGCGCGGGCACGTAATACATACGCGCGAGATCTTTGGTCTGCGGATCTCCCAGTTCACCTAGTTCGGTATTGAGAGCGTGCCAGAACGCCTTGATACGATTGTTCTCGATCTGTTCGTCGAGACGGAATATGATTCGAAATTTTAGATGCTCTTCGTTACTACTCGCTGTGTTGTAGACGACATAGTCATACCGACCGTACTTACGTTGTAACCAAGTTCTTAGGGACTCGACATCACCACAACCGTCAATAGGATCATCCACGTCAACGCAACACCAAGGACTCCAATATAGAACAGATCGATTACTACGCGTCGAACCCACGTCGAACACAGCAGGAGTAAGAAGAGGAGAACTATTGGGTCCACCTTTTTCTCCCGGCTTTGTGTAAGAATCACGAAGACACACCACGAAGTCCATCCAGTTTAAGAATGTTGTCCGACGATGTGTCTTGTTATCAAACTGATTTTTGAATAAAGTTAGTTCATACATACGTGTATCATATCACACACTTAATGTATGTGTCAACATATTACTAACCTTTTATATCTACCAAGAACTTTCGGTAGAAACCCTTACGAGAAAGTTTACCGTGATCGAAGTGTTCTATTGTTACGTCGAGTTGAATGTTACCCGATAGACACTTGTCCAGCCTATCACTTGCGACACATAACAGCTGGTACATAAATGTTGCACGACCAGCGTTACTCATCGTCCACGAGTTATCCTTAAAGATACCATAGAAGTCACGACTTAATGTAGTCTTTTGATCTCGAAGAATATGATCCTCTAACAAGGCAAGAAGATCTGTTACAAGGTCCGCACGGTCAACCATGACCATGAGTGCAGCCCATGATGCGAAGTTTCGTCTGTAGTGAGAGTATTCAGAAACGTTGTCGAAGAACTCATCAATCAACGAGTTACCTTCTTTTACGTATACCGAAAATTCTTCCCAATATGCAATTGCATTCCCCATCTTCAGGGAATCCATACCACGTCTCTTAACAAACTCTCCTAGAGTGGTGATTTCGCTAGAAAGCGCAGATGGATACTTACGTTGGATCTCATCTCCCGCAGTACGTTTACGTGCTTCCGCACCTTTGGTAAAAGACTCAGGAAGAACTCCTGTAACTACAGGAACGTCTACAGTAATATCTTCATCTACAATGACTTTCAGTCGATGTTGAAATTCAGTAATATTACCTTCAGTATTAAATCGCAATGGGTCTCCATCGAAGATGAAACCTTCGTTACGCACAGATTTCGCAATACGTCGAACTTGTGCTGATTTCATCAATCGGTTGTCGTTATTATTCTCCTCTAAGAGATAACGTGCAATTGTCGGCGTCATTCGCATAATGAATGATTTTTTTTCTGTTGTTTTAGGGTTAAATCCTAAAACGTCTACTGCATTTGTCATATTTCGTGTCCTCTAGTCTATGACGTTAGTGATATAGTTCAGAACAGATAATAGTTCGTCACTACTTGATAGCTATCGCTCCAACAAATAGGTGATTTTGCCAGAACGGTTGAATCTTCTTGGAATCGAATCCCGCAGTCATTAATAGACTGTGTAACTCTCTCCATGTATTTGGTTTCAACATGTGACGTAGTTCGACTTCTTTCTCAAGAATATCGGTGCCGCTGAAGTGTTTGCGTTTGTGATCATAAAACTGGAAAGTCATGATCTCCTGAATACGTGCGTCTTCACTCACCGTTTTTTCCGCAAAGATAAATGCACCGTTCTGGTCGAGTCCATGATAGATCTTTTTCAAAACATCTCGACGACAAGATGGAGGCATAAATTGCAGCGTAAACAGTGATGTGATCAGTGTGCAGTCTTCGAATTTAAAGTCACGAATGTCTTGGTTCATGAATCGACAGATACCAAGTTCCTCATCTGCAATTTGAGTCAAACGATTGTCCATGTCATCCACGAAACCAGATGCATACTCAACGCCGGTGTACTTCGCATAGGGGGCAAACCGATTGTTCTGTTTCATCATCTCGTAAATGGTCTTACCCGTAGAGCAACCAATATCCACCATGTTCTTGTCATCTTCGACAAAGTACTGAGACATTGCAACGATGTCTGCATGTAGATCAGAGTAACCACGAATCGACTGATCGATGTGGTTATCAAACCCTTCGTCACGATGCGCAAACGAAAAGTCTGGTTCTCGACTTACATATGCTTCACGATCTTTCATTATAAACCTTCAATACGTTTTCATATACGGATTCTGCAACCGACTTCATCATCAACGGAGGCACCATACGGCCGATACGTTCTGCTTTCTGGTTCCACTTACCCGTAAGTTTAAAATCATCTGGTAGAGACATTATACGCTTTAATTCACCGAGTGTCAACTTCCTTGGTTCCGCCCAATGAAATGCACCCGCAGTTGAATTGCCATTACCCATCGCGGTTAGTGTTGGTGCGGGCGCCTCAAGTGATACGCGTTTGAGATTGAAGTGGTGACCCTTCGGATGATAGTCCATACCAGTGAGAACCTTATCTGGATACGCGGGCATCTGAGACCCCGTCTGTTTCCAGTACGCAGTGCGTTCAAACTTTTCGGTCAGTTCCTTTACCTCTTCTTCATCGTACTCCAGATTAACCAGAGCGTCTTTGAGCGGGATGACTTCACGTGATGGATCGGGAAACAAATGACTCATTGTCAAGAAGTTAAGACCAACCTCTTCGGCCACATCGTTACGTACTGCGATAAAGATAACACGTGACCGTGTCTGCGATACTCCATAGTAACGCGCGTCCATAACCTCAGAGACGACCTCGTACCCAATGTTTTCAAACTCATTCAAAATACGGTTGTAGTACTCTTTCGCCTCACCGATAGTGAGACCCTTCACATTCTCTGCAATGATGACCTTGGGTTGAATGTCATCAGCGACACGCAAGAACTCAAAGAACAAATCCTCAATATTCTCGACGATTTTTCCATCCGAATAGGTCTTGGTCTGACCCCAACCATCGGAGTGTTTACCGTCAGATGAATGCGATAGTTTACCTGCGACAGAGAACGCAGAACAGGGCGGGGATCCGTCTAGGATATCCAGTTCACCCTTCTGTAGACCCGTAAGGTCAAGGAATGTTTGTCCGGTCAACTCTTTGATGTCGTCCGGTACGATAGGTGTTGTGGGATAGTTATCCTGATAGGTGTTTCGTGCTTCTTCAACAAACTCATTGATAGCAAGAATGTCACCGCCTGCAAGACGATAACCCGTAGAAGAACCACCCCCACCGGCGAAGGTGGAGATGACGTTGAACTTTTTCTGGGATGCCGCGTCGTAGACATCCTGTAATGTGTAAGGGGTGTAAGTCATAATATACCTTTACTATTTGTGCCCAGTATACAGTATATAGCCGAGAGTGTCAAGAAGATTATGCAACCTTCTCGTACTCGACATAGGTGAGTGGGAAATCGTCGCCCTCTTGGAACTGAATCCAAGTGCGCTTGGCGACAGGGGTGAGGTCGAAGAACGACTTCGACTCACGGGTGCAGTGAAGGCAGTCACCTGCCGACTGGGCGTAAGTGGGTTCTTCCCACTCCTCAACGTGGTCCGACTCCACGAAGTCGATGGCATCGACAACGGACTCAGAGATGACATACTCCTCAGAGTATGCAGAAGAATGGGTGAGACACTTGGTCACCATATCCCACCACTGAGAATCGGCGACTTCTGCCGCAGATGCAGAAACGATGAAGGTGGAGCCCCCTTTGGGCTTCCAGTGCTGAGGGCAGTAACCCTCACCATCCCAATCATGGGCACCGTAGTTCTCACGGAACTGAGTGTGGAAAATAACACGAATAGACTGATTAGACATAACAAAACCCTTTTAAGTATAAAGTAAACCGTAACCGAACATGAAACCAAGTGTCATTCCCATGGCAATCAGAACACCCCAAGCAACAAACTCAGAGGAACCAACCTCGCGTTTCTTTTCGGGACGCGGACGATAGTCTCTCATTACGCTCATTGTAGTGGGATCTCCATCTTAGGACCGACAAACTCGTTGAGGCGGCGTTCGACTTCTTGGAACATCAAAGTGTATTTGCGACCCTCAAGTTGGCGGATGCGCATCGGGCACACTTCATACTTCAGCTTCTCATCGTACATCGCAATCTTTTCTTCGTAAGTCATAATCATCTCTCTCATCACTTTATGTAACCATTATACCGCATTTTGAAAATAAGTCAACACTTTTTTATGAGAACTAATGCTTCGCGAGCTCTCTGAAGTCGACGGTAGTCTTGATTCCAAGTGCTATAAAAGTTATTAACATCTCGCGGGGTACCGACATCACGAAGGGTCTGATTGGTCAGTTCGCATCGCCAGTAAGCGTGACCTCTAGGCGGGTTGCGGTAGGTCATGTCGCCAAGTTGGTTTACTTGATCGCGAACATACCTATTGACGTATCCACGGTTCATGGCATTGGACGCAGATCCGAGTCTAAGTCACTCGCACTCACACCAGCTTGACACAAAGCTTGCTGTGAACTACGGTAATCTCGCCAGAACTGCTCATCAAGTAGGGCTTCGGGAGTATCTTCTAAAGACCAATCTTCGAAGAGTTCATCAACCAGTTGTTGATTGAAGTCACTCATCACCGAAGGATTAACCATGCTGTAGTTGTATCGCATAACAATCTCTCATCTCAATTACACCATAAGTATACCACACTAAGAGAGACTGTCAACCTGTTTTTAAAACTTTTTTATGGTAATATTCACATTACCCAAAGAAGTCCTCAAGGGTTGCGGCTGGTTCTGCCTTCCACCCGACCGCATCAAGGATCGGTTCTAGTGGGTCAAGGAAGGTCTTGTCGAACATCATGTCATAGTCTACGAACTTGTGTAGACCAAGTTCAGGGGGAAGATTGAGCGGGAACGATACGACGTTCTGTCCCAATCGGTTAGGTAGTTTAAGGTAACAGAACTTGATCTTGGTTCCAGTCGTCACGTTTTCATAACGTGTGGTGAGATCGTTCTGTTTGATTGCGTTGTTGTAGATTAATGCGCCTCGCACGTGGATCGGACAGGATTTCTTGAAAACGCTCTCGCGATCGATCCACTTCGTGAGATTAGACACACCACGTGGGAACGATACGTCCTCCGGTGGCAGACCTTTAAACTCAGTGCGGAAGTCGCGGATAAACCCTTGGGTGTCGTCTTCTGTCCCTTCAATGATGACGCGGAAAATCTGCTTGAACTTGTCACGGACAACCTGCGGAGTGGACGACTTGATCGCCTCGATACCCATCATCTTGAGTTTGGGTTCTGCGTACTGGACGCCTTCGTTGTTGTGGACGTTCAGGATGTATCGTTTCTTTGCCATCCAGATCCCACGGTCTGCGATCACCTCGCGTCCCATCTCCATGCGGTCGACATATGCACCCGTGACTTCCGCCATCTTCGCATACGACTCATCGAGTTTCTTCTCGAAATGTGTGGAACAAATCTTGTCTAGGAACTTGACAGGATTCTTGGGATTAAAATTATCAACAAGATCCCCCATCCTAATATAAACAGAGTCGGTGTCAATTGCCACAACGTAGTCCTCATCTGTTTTGAGAATGTTTTGCATCTCATTATTCACCGTCCTCTCTGCCCATTTGATCGCTAACTGACCGGCCATCGTGATAGACTCAGCGACCCGTTGATCGAAGTAACGGAACCACTTGTTACCCAACGCACCATAGAGTGAGTTCATTAGGATCTTGATCGCCATCTGTTGATTGTTTAGTGATGTGATCTTGTACTGGAGAGACTTGGACGGATTGGTCTGATACTCCTGATCCAACTTGAGCATCTGATCTTTGATGATCCGACGTTCGGCATAATACTGTTCAATGATCTGTGGGATCACACCCTTACGATCGTGCGAGAATCTCACACCCGTGGGCGCGAGGGAGTGTCCCTCACCTTGGATCCGTTGACCCCCAAGGAAAGATTCCACCGAAGCATCCACCAGACCGTCCATAACTGTCTCTGGAGACATATTGTATTGGACAATGATGTTCGGGTATAGGGAGTTCAGGTCGAACGAGGTGACCCATTGGTGAGATCCTACCTGCGGCTCTTTCACGTAACCGCCAGGATATGGTGTCTTGGGTTTTTCAGTCTTGGGTGGGATTGCGATCTTGTTCTTATTCAGAAGTCGATAGATGATCGAGTCCCAGATATTTGTCGTACCCAAGGTGTCTCCGTAGTTCACACCACCACGATACGCCATAGTTAGAACCAGAGAAATTAAGTCGAGTTTCTCATCGATATTGTGCACCAACTCCACGTCCTTGACGTTGTAGTCGATAAACTTCTGATAGTCCTCTTTATAGAGGGTGTGTAGGTTTCCGTGTTCTTCATATGAGAGTTTGCGCTCACCCAACACCACGTTCGCAATGTGATCCAGACGGTAAGACTCCTGTTGACCCAACGTGTTCAGGGTGAACTTCTTGAAAACCTCAAGGTAGTCGAGATGTTCGACGCCCTCAATGATGTATTCTTGGTTTTCTCGGCCGTTGATCTTCTGCACACGTTCACGCACCGCACCCCAAGGTGAGAGACGTTTTACTAACGTGTCGTCACCATACATTCGGTAGCATCGGTTGACGATGTAGGGGATATCGAAGAATCGAGTGTTCCATCCGGTGATGATGTCCGGCGAGTAGGTGACCCAGTGATCCACGAACTTACGCAGTAGGTCGTCCTCGTTGTCGCACTTGATGAACAGAACGTCCTCACGGGTGGGCGTGTAGTCGTTGAGACCCCACACCCAATACGTACCATCATTGTTGCGAAGCGAGATAGAGATGATCGGATGTTCTGCAACATCGGGTTCGGGGAACCCTTGGTCAGACGCAACCTCAATATCAAGATTGAGCACCCGCACCTGTTCGCGATCGAACTTGATGTCGTTGGGGAAGGTCTCCGCGATGAACTGCATCGCGTAGTTGGTCATACCATAGACCTTGAAGTTGGAGACATCACGATACTGTTTGGTAAACTCCGCGGCCTCCTTCATCGACTCGAACTGCATCTCCATCACGGAAGTACCTTCTAAGGTTTTCCAATCTGAGGGGGAGTTTCCGGTGACATATAGTTTTGGTTTGAAGGGTACACGCAGTTTGACTTGACGACCATTGTCGTAACCACGATACAGTATGTTGTTGCCCATGCGCAACACGGATGTATAAAATTTACTCATGGGACGCATTATATCCCATTGTGGGGGTGGTGTCAATCAATAACGTGGAAAAATTTGTGTCTCTTCCAAGGTTCGTCTTGTAACTGCTGTTTGTAACTGTGATGTTCCTGAGTAACAGCAAGATGCTTCGAGACGACCTGAGTTGTGGGTGTAGGTAACCCGTGTGCTCTATCCGATGGATCATTTGTGTTAAAGAATTTCCCAATTTCACGACCAATACCCATTGTATCACAATTATGCCAAGGATGCAAGGCAGTAACGTGTTTTCCGTAGTAGTCAATATCCGGATGTGATAGGTGATTCGTGGTATACGTTCTGAAAAGACGTTGGAGTACGCAGTATGGACCGCAGTTGATCGGGAAGTTGTTGGTAGTCAACATATGATACGCCCAGTGACAAAATCGTGGGTCGAGAGAATACATCCCCATAAACAAACCGATATTCGCATACAGAGTGTGTGGTGCAAGTGTAACCAAAGACTTGAAAGACTCGTATCGTTCTTCCAGCATCCACGTGTCGTGTTCGATGACCCATACGCGTTCACCACTAACCGCACACTGACGCATGATCTCCCAGTGAGAACACATCCCCGCCTTCTCTGTCGGTGAATGATCGTCCTTTGGTTGACCGAACTTCTTGTTGTCCAGTGTCATCAAACTGCGAGACCATGTGTATCGATCTACATGTTCTTGGAAGTCTTCAGAGTCGGGAGTGATTGCGTCGAACTTCTCGATCGAGTCGATGTGCCCTTCACGTAAGGCGCGTTCGAACGAAAACTGCGAGAGTGCGGCATACTCTTCGGATACTGCGTTTCCTTTTATAACGATCTGAACTACTTTCATACGAATCTCTGAGTGTAAAATCCTTCAAGGTGTATCGGGGACTCTGTGTAGACGCAGGCGTATAGACCCCTACTGTAGATGGATCTGTTCTTACCAGATCTGTGATAGGTGTTCCCCTGTATCGCTACGATATCACCTTTCTTAGGGTATATAGTGACCCACTCTCCGTTGTCTTGATTCTGCAACTCAAGAGTGCCGTTCTCTTCGGTAAAGTCGTCGAGTATCCAAGACATATTGACTGTGTGGATAGTCCCGTCACTGTTGGGTCCGTATTGGTTGTCCCTGTGAGGTTCGAAACGGAGTCGATCGTTAGGCAGTTTGATAACGATCTGATCATTGAACAGGTAGACCTCATCGCCCAAGATCTCACGCGCGAGTTCTTTCATGGTGTCACTGGTGTAAGATTGAAATAGTCGATGATCAAAGTTACCTGCGCACGATATCCCACTCCATGTAGAATAGTCTGCGGCGTGGAGACGCATACCTTCACCGATACGTTTTACCATATCAACTTCATATGGGTTCAGTGCGTCTTCGATGACGACCCAACCTTTTTGTTTGTAGTGGTTTATGTTCATGTATAAAAAAGGGAACCGAAGTTCCCTTATTTATTACATTAGTTGTTGGACACAGACGGCTACCACGAATATACTCGATAGCCCTGCGAACATCCAACCCATCTCTTCTAATCTAGAGTTGGCTCGGTTGCTCTTCTCCATTGTTGCTCTCCTCGTTTAAAAGTTGCGGTGTCGACTGGTATGTGACACCAGAATTAATTGCTACTTTACGAGGCTTCTGACTTTCAGGGATTATTACTTCCAATGAAATGGCTAGTAATCCGTTCCTGAAATCAGCTCCCATTACTTCAACATACTCCGACAGACGGAACTGGCGTTCAAATCTCTTCGTCGAAATGCCTTTGTGAATGTACTCTCTAGTGTCGTTGACTGACCCTCGAATGCTAAGTGTACGGTTCTTTACTTCGATCTCGAGTTCGTCTTCCGTGAAACCGGCGACAGCTAACTCGATTAGGTATTGATCCTCTCCCGTCTTTAGAATATTATGCGGGGGGAACGTATCACCCGAGTGTCGTGCGACTCTGTCTAGTTCATCGATCATCGTATCAAATCCGACGAATGCTGAACGTGGGAACAGTTGTTTTGCTGTTAATGTCATGTTGTGACTCCTTAATAGTAAGCAAGTTCTAAAATAACCCCCACTTATGTGGCAGGTCGATAGTATATATACTCGTTATGAGTATAAAGGTAACACTAGACGTGTGAATATGTCACTATTCAATCATCTAGGTCATCATAGTCGTCATCATCTATACGTATAATAGGTAGAGAATCATCAACGACTACGACGGTATCGTTCTCGATCATCTCGATGATTTCCGTCGTAACTTTTCGATCCATCTCTAGGAAGGCCATGCGGTCTTCAATCATTGAGAGATGTCTGCGATACATTTCAAGTTCTTTCTCTCTATCCTGTTTTCTCTTCAAGACCGCTGATAACGAAACTACTTTTTTATCAGACATGAGAATTTCCTTAGTAGTACTTAGATGGGTCCGGACCACCCTCCACACCGAACGAGAAAGAAACGCGAGACTCCCTTGGAAATACTTGGTGGTGGGTGCCCCTTGGTAGGTAGACAAACATGCCTGGTTCGAAATCAAAAGGTTCCTCGTTGTTTATGTGTTCTACCTTGAGACCCACAGTAGAGATAACCTGAACCAAGAACACGTCCATCGAATCCTTGTGCCAAGGATAAGATCCGCTCGCGCGACCGAACCCACTAAACGCAATGTTAGTGATCTTGTTCTCGTGGAGCGTGAAGACTTCTTGCATTTCTTCATAGATTTTCTTCGCAAAGTCTGGAGCACTACCACGACTATGGAAGGAGTTTAGACCGATACGCATCTTGTCTGAGTTGCGATCGTATAGTTCATCTGGGTGAGAGTCCATCATTTCCATGAACTCGTTCCATCCATAAGCCGACTCCATATCGAACGGGAGTCGACCTACGAACGGCACCTTGTCGCGGATGTAATCATCGCGACCTTCAAAAATGTCATAATATTCATTCGCCATTAGTTATTACCGATGTTGTACTTCGGTTGCAGATTCCACTTTGACTTTTCCTTATACGAGATAATTTTGATCTGTCGCATAGGAGCGCAATCTTGTGCAACTTCTGGGTTTACGATTGATACTAGACCCCAATCCTGTAGAAGGGTTGCGATCGTGTTACGACGTTCCATATCCGTCGTTTCTAAGTTTGACTTCTTGCCGTCCAGTAAAAACAACTCCTTGAAATGGACGATAAAGTACCTACCCTGTTTATGTAGGATATGGCACGATTGGAATAGGGTGTTGTCACGACGTGAAGCAACCCCTATGCGGGTAAGTGTTTCTCTAACTTTTAGGAAATCATCAGGTTCTGCTAGGGTGATCTCTAACATCATCTCTGAGTTCCATTGAACTAGATTATTCTCTTCCACCTTTGTTAACCTTATTTTTGAGTTCTTGTAATTGTTCCGAGGTTAAGAGTCCAATAATCTGCTTCGCTTTGGAATCACTATATCCGTAATACTCTTTGATACACTCGATATCTGTACTCTGGGGTTTGTCCCATTTCGAGAAACGTTTCTTCTTACGCACTATATTTATAAGAAAATCGTGTTGAAGTCTCGCATCTATATGATGCAACCTGTTCATTTCGTTACTAATTAACACAGTATCTGGAAAATATGAAAGCGACCTATTTACTAGGAAGCTATTGTATTGATTAATATTTTCCGGATCCTTATCGAGTAAATTTACCTTGGTACTGTTAATGCTGTTTAGGAAATCGAAGGGTTTAATATCTGTCTTCAATTTTGCACCACCCATTTAAATAGTCCTTACGATATAGTTGCTTAATTCTTCGACGCTGCTGGGTCGTAATAATACTATTGTAGACCTTCATTTTAGTCTGGTTTTCTCGTATGTCTAACTTCTCATCCGAAAAACCAAGATCACACGCCTCGTTTAAGAATACCATAAGTTGTGATAGTTCGTCAATATAAACTACCATGTCATAATCTTCTGGTTTTCCCATATACCACGTCTGTGTGTAGAAGTGGTTATTTTTTAGGGTACCGTCCTCAATCCTATCAAGGACTAGGTCTAGTTCCGTCTCTAAGGATGGGCACTCATCTGCTCTTCCTCGACGGATATATTCTGCTTGGTTCTGAACCAGATACTCACAAGCGGATCTAAACCTAACGACCGGATCGCGTCTCACCGCGATACGATAACTGTCCTTACGAAACGGAATGTCGAACTGGTCTCCGTAATTTCTTACCATATTGAGTCGTTCGACACGACCAATATATTCATCGACCCCGCGTATGAACCTCTGTAGTTCTTTCAGGGTAGACATTCCGTTTTTAGGACACATCCTAACGTCAATGTTGTTAGGAAAGTATAATACGTTGTCCGCAGGGGACATTTCATATTGTCGGGTGTTATGCATTTTTTATCTCCACGTTTGCCATCACCTCTGTGAGACAGGCGACCATATTTAGTTCATGGTCTGCGACAAACGCATTCTTGTATTGATAGTCAGCAAGTATCAAAACAAGTTGTGGAATACTATTCGGGGAGACATGGTCATACATACGATCGTAGACACCACGGAACACCGCCGCTGGTTCTACGTCAATGTTATTGACGACCCACGCCCTCATCTTCTTAAAGTTCTTATCACGGATTGCGCCAAACAACTGAGTGTAGTTGTCCACGACTTCACCGTCGAGAGCAGAAGCCACATTCAGTGACCCCGAAATCGATCCTTTCTGCAACTCATTTAGGACACGCCTCCAATCTGGTGCGTGTTTCATGATGACTTGCGCAAGGACATCCTTATTATAATCTACACCCTCCGTCTGGAGAATGGTCATCGCGCGTTGCATAAACTCCGCCGAGAGAGACTGGAGAGTCTTCTTGGTGGCATTGAACGCGATCTTAGTGCATCGCGAGTGCAATGGGTCAATGATCTTGTTATCGAAGTTGCAGGTCATGATGAACCGACAGTTGTTCGAGAACTCCTCAATGAACCCACGCAACGCGGGTTGGGTTGACTGGGGATTTAGGTAGTCTGCCTCATCAAGGATGACGACCTTATAACCACCAGCCAACGAGACGGAAGAGGCGAACTGTTTGATCTTTCCTCTTAGTGTGTCAATGTTGCCTTCTTCGGACCCGTTGATTACGATGTAGTCTAACTCCAGTTCCTCGCATATCGCGCGAGCGACTGTAGTTTTACCCGTCCCAGCAGTCCCACTGAACATCATGTTCGGGATTTCTCCACCGTCCACAATGTTCTGAAAAGTTTCTTTCAGTTCTGTGGGTAGGATAGTTTGGGATACAGTTTTTGGGCGGTACTTCTCCACCCATAAGAATTCGTTACTCATTTACCACTCCATAATATAATAAGGGGACATTATACCGCATTGTCCCCCTCGTGTAAACCGATTTCTCCAATCTATTTATCAATAAGAGTATGACAAACCCGATCGGTTCTACCGATAAAAACAATCAATTTATCCTATAGTCGTCCGTCCGCATACGCGTGGTTGACTTTAGCATGGTGCATCTCATCAAGACGGACGCACTTAATCATATCAGACAACTTAGCGGTCTCATTGAGTTCGCTGTAGTAGTCAATTGCGATCTGTGGGGCAGGGACATCTTCGATCTCTCCAGCCTCGATCAGTTCCAAATAGTTTGTGTAACTTTGTACCGCTTCCTGTTCGAAGTATCCAGTCATACGGTGTGCGGTTCGGGGGAATAGAACAAACATCACCAGATAGTAGTGCCAGAAGATAAACTGGGCAAGGATGATGATTACACGTTCAATGAACCACGGTCGGATAACCTCCATGAAAAACATGAGGTGTTTTCTCTCGTTCTCTGCCTCTGCAAGCATCTCGTGGATCTTGGTACCGTGACCTTTCTTAAACGCCTGTAGACTGTAAAGGTGGGTCATCATACCCGCGACCATGCCTGGTACCCCTGCAACTGTTTCTAAAACGAGTGCACGGTGACCGTAACGCTTGCGGAAAAAGAGATCTGCAAACAGACGAAAAAACGCAGTCATAGACCGAGCAAATGCGTCTGATACCTGAGTAGATAAATTCACGGTGTCTCCAAAGTGGTGCCGCCACGAAGAATCGAACTCCGGACCTACTGATTACAAGTCAGTTGCTCTACCGGCTGAGCTATAGCGGCATATCTTTATTAAGTTTAGTCTTACGTCTTTCTGTAAGAGTCCTTACTATGTATATGCGAGTGAACGCTACGAAGGATATTCCGACAGTAAGAATGGTGGACAAAGTTATAGGGTCCGTGATACCCCACTTAACAACTGCTAACCATGTGTAGAAAATGTTAAGTGGATAGTTGATGACCGTCCCAAGGGCAACGTGGATTGTGGTTTCTTTTGCGATTAGAGGGTCATACAGTTTCATAAAAACGGGGCGATGGGGGAATCATAATAAAGTGTTCGCGGTGAAAGAGAATATCCCACCGCCCCAAAAGTTTTACTCAGACTCTTCCTCTGCGGAAGCTTCTGCGTGATCTTTCGCTAACTTCTCGTACAACGCAACCACCTGAATCGCTTGATCACGTAGTTGTCCGATAGTAGTTAGTTCCTCGCCCTTGAACCCACCACGTGTTACAACAGTATCAACTACTGCGACACATGAACGGGCAACGCGGTTTGCGAGGTCGTAGAATGTTGCTTGATCTTCAGTCATTTTATGCTCCGTATGTTGATGACTTTTCAAGTGCAATAAAGTATTCGGTCTTACCGGATGTCGAACGGAAGCTGGAGATCAACTTAGTTGAAATCGATACTTCGTAATCATCACCCAGCAACTTCATATTGTTAACACCCATAACAAAGTTGAAGTCTGATCCCTCTGGGAAAGTGCCTTCAACCCGAATAGAGTATGAGTTAGAAGTTTTGTTCTCCGTATCAACGACATCAATACGGACAGAATTACCATCGGGACGGATGGAGATTGTGTCATAACCTAGTGCGGATGATGCGCGTTTGATCTTACTTAGGGTTTCGTTAGTGAGGATAAATTTGACCTCACACTCAGGCATAATGATTTCCTTCTTTGGTGCAGAAAGCATATCTGGGTCCGAGTAGAAATATCGCACTGAGGAAAGACCACTGCCGTCTCTTACGGTGCAGAAGTTTTCACCAAAGTCAATTGTGGGATTATCTACGAGAGACAAGACCGACAAAAACTCCGACAGATCATAGATGCCGAATGAGCTGGGGAAAGATTCCTCGATCTCTGCCTGAGATACGATGTTCTTCGCGATAGACATAGTCTTGATGACGTTACCGCCATTGACTACGATGTTCTGGTTGATTGTCGAGAAGTTTCGTAGAATCTCGACAGTTCGGGTTGATAGTTCCATGTGGATTCCTCAGTTAATATGTGGAACATTATATACCATATGTCCCTTCCGTGTCAAGTAATATCTCGCATTCTACTGAAATTTTTGTCTTTGATAAACGACAGCTTACGTTCAAAGTGGGCATCCTCCAGTTCGGTCTTATGAGAAATTACAAATACATTAGTGTCTTCTTTGAGCGTGTCAATGATCTTCATTAGATTGTCGACACCCTCACCATCGAGAGACGAATCAAACGTCTCATCTAGGATCAACAGGTTGGTTGATACTGAGTTCTTCATCTTGGCAATGTGTCTCCAAGTGAAGAGTAAGGATAGGTCGATGCGTTGTTTCTCACCTTCTGAAAACGAGTCGTAGGAGAAGGTGTCGCGGTAACGCGATCGGATGGTCTCGTTGAAACTCTCATCTAACTCAAAGTGGACGAAGAAGTCCAACGTCTGTAGATACTTGTTGGTGAGTTCATTGATGACTGGAATGTATTGCTTGATGATCTTGGTCTTGATACCAGTGTCGCGGAGCAGTTCAGACGCGACACGATTGTACGACGACTTCTCGCTCAGAGTGTACTTGGTGTCATTCAATCCGTGTAGTTCATCGTCAAGGTTGCTCAGATCCTTGTTGGCCTGTGCCATATCACCAGAACTGTCTGCCATCTCCGCAAGATCACTCTGGATCTTCTGAACGTTCTGCGTCAGTCGTGAGATCAACTGGATGTTGTTGTTCATAAGGTTCTGTTTGTGCAACAGTTCTGCCATATCCTCTTCGAGTTTATTGATCTGAGACTGATAGTCACTCAACTGATCATCTGCCTTATCCATGAGATCTTTGAGTTCACGCGCACGTGCAGTCGCGTCTGCGCGTTTACTCTGACGCAGTTCATCACCAATATCTTGATCGCACGTAGGACAGTGTTCGTTGTCCTCGAAAAACTTCGCCTCTTTGACCACCGACTTGACCTGTGTGTCGAACTTAGTGCGGTACTTCTCCAACTTAGTCTTGTTGGTACGCATCTTGCTTAATTCTTCTGTGACTGCAGGCAACAAATTATTGACGGCTTCAGACAGTTCAGCGTTGGTCTCATTGAAGGTTGCAATGTCCGCGTTCAGAGATTTGATCTCCGATTCCTTCTCTTTACGGTGTGCAGTGTTGATGGCGCTCAGGTCACGGATGTACTTCTTTTGAGAAGATATCTGTGTCCTAACCATCTCAATAGAATGGTTGTTGTTCTCAAGCTCGCCTTTGAGGAGAGAGATTTTCTCCTTGAGTATCACATTCATTTTGGAAAATATGTTAATATCAAGAAGGTCTTCGATCACGTCACGCCGAGAAGTAGAGTTGAGTTGCATGAACGGGATAAAAGACGACGAGCCGAGAACAACAATTTGGTGGAAACTCTTATGAGACATCTGTAGGATGTTCTTTTCAAGAATCTCTTGATACTCACGCGCGTGTGAACTCTGATTGATGAGAGTACCATCTTTCCAGATCTCAAACTTTGCAGGTTTGATACCACGCACGACTTTATACTGAACGCTGTTGACTGTGAACTCTACCTCACATCGACAGTCTTTGGTGTTGATCGTATTGATCAACTGGTCTTTCTTAATCTTACGATGCGCCTTACCAAAGAGAGCGAACGACAGGGCGTCCAACATAGTGGACTTACCCGCGCCGTTCTCCCCAACCACTAGGTTTGTAGGGTTCTCTAGGAAGTCGATCTCATTAAAATAATTACCCGTCGAAAGAAAGTTCTTCCAACGGAGTTTTTGGAATTTAATCATGCAATTTCTACGCTCTGCGCCTCGACCATCAACTCAGAGACCAATCCTTTGATTCGGTCTTTGTCAAGGTCAGTGTCTACCTCTTGGATATAATTATAGATTAAAGTTTCAGTGTCGTCAACACTTATTTCGCTATCACCTACGTTCTCACCACGGAACTCACGGAAGTCTTCCGCAATCTTCAGTTCGTGGATCTTCTGTTGTTGGATGCGTTCTACGTATCGTTCGAACTTCTTCATGTCCGATCGGTTACCCACGATCAACTTAACGAACTTGTTATCAAGGTAAGACAGATCTTCAAAGTAGTTGACCTCATCTTCGTTATAGTAGATCTTGTGGAAAATAGACACCTCGTTGCGGACAGGGGTCAGTTCACGCGTCTCCGTATCGTAGATGTGGAAATACTTAGGGTCGTGTGCGTCGTTCCAGAAGAACTCCATCTGCGCACCAAGGTAGTGTATGTTGCCTTGCGACGACTTGGTGTGGAAGTGTCCAGATAAGACAGTCTCGAACCTCTGAAGGGGAGCAATATCCATACCGTCTTTACAGACGATTCCCTTGTCCATTTCAAACCCTGCCAGTTCAAAGTGGCCACCGATGACATCTACGCCGCAGTTAGCAAGGAAGGTATTAATCTCTTCTTCGTTCTCCGGACAGATCCATGGCACGAGACCAAACTTGACACCATCGTAGTCACGCACAACGGGGTCCATAAGAATGTCTACCTCGTTCATGTAGTGACCCATCAGCTCTTTGAGTGAGTTAAGGTCATTGGTATTCTTGAAGTAAACATCGTGATTGCCTGGGATAATGTCCATGTGGATATTATACTCGCGCAGTCTGTCTAGGAAGATCCTACGGTTGTGACTGAGCGCCTTGAGGTTGACCGTCTTACGATTATCGTAGTAGTCTCCAAGGTGCAGGATCTGGGTGATGTTGTTTTCTAACAGGTATGGAAAGAACACCTCACCATAGAAGCGTTCTTGGTAATCCATAAAAATTTCAGATGAATTACGACACCCGCAGTGGGTGTCATTCAATATAGCGATTTTCATACAGGTTCAACTCAACTAATATCCGATCATTATACTATAATGCAAGGGGTATGTCAAGTTTAATCTGAAAATCTTCCGTCTTCAATGAGGTGGTGTAGTCGGTGTGTAAAGATAGTCCACACCAAGCGAGATAGGGAATCCTCTTTGTAGGTTCCCGCTTTACATTCATAAGTCCACATTATTCCATCCACTCCGATAAGTCAGAATCAACATTTACTGCGCGACGCTTACGTTTCTTCTCTTCTTTCGCGTACTCTTTGAATTCGTCGTCAGCGTTCTTCACGGCATCGATACGCATACGTAGGGTATCAATGAAGGGAGACGCATGTTGCATGTGTCCGTATCCTTCACCCTCATCATCAAGGAACTCAGCCACGTCCGCCTCTGCAATAAACTTCATCTTCACGTCCTGTTGCTTCTTTTCCTTTTGGATCCGACGCAGGAACGCATACCATGAGATCTGCGTGAAGTAGGCGAATGCGTTTGGTTTACCCGAACGGGTTGCGGCTTCGATGTCGTAGTTCTCGATCGCCTTTAGGCAGTTCTCGACTGCGTCCATGACCATCTCTTCACGATAAGTGTAACGAACAAAGTTTGCCTTGTGAGAGAGACCCTCCGCGATCTTTAGGAAACAGGAAGCGATATAATTAGTAACGATCGGTGTAGACTCACCGATGTCTTTTGCCTCTTGGACAGAGGTGCAATACGCGACTACCGCTTCAGAGAACTCTCTGTTATTGACGTAATGTGGTTTTTCTTTAGGTTTCATAATATACAACTTCCATTTTTAATACGGTAATTATACCTTATTTTGACTTGTGTGTCAATCCAATTCCGGAGTTGTAGGCAACACGTTGACGCAATTCACTTGACGCGAAACGATGCGAACGTTCATTAAAATAGAACTCTATGCCGCGTTTACGCCCGATGTCTTTACCCGTGAAATCCTTCTCACGATACTCCTCACCCAATATCTGGATGTCCAAATTATATAGAGATAAGATATCTTCGAGATCTTTCTCAGTCTGGTAGGGGATGATCTCATCGACATATCTAACCGCCTTCAATTGGGTATATCTCTCAACCAAAGTTTGAATGGGTTTGTTCTTAGTGTCGGGCCGATCAATGGTAGGATCTGTCTGTAAACCGACAATCAGGTAGTCACATTGATCCTTCGCGTGGCGTAGGAGTTGGATATGACCCGCGTGTAAGAGGTCGAATGTAGAGCAAGTAAAACCTATTTTCATAATATTTTTAAAATGCCTTGACAGAATCGCATTTATACTGTATAATCTCTTTAACCAAAGGGGAGAATAGCTACCGTTAGTTCTTCACCATACCATCAACATCGGAATCCATAAGATCATTCTCACGGTCCATATCGCTTAAGAACTCTTCAAGTGACAAGTCACCTTCCCACTCATCACGTTCTTGTTGTTTTAGTTCCTGTGCCTCATTGTAGTCACGCATCTCAGCGATTGCACCAGTGTATTGTCTTTGCATCTCCTCAGTAGGGACTGCAATAGACATAATCTTATCGAAGAAAATGATAATAACGTTTTGAGGGCTGTCTTGATAAACCATGAACGTTTTAAACGCATAGTACTTATCACCACTACTGAGATCCTTCTCAATCAAAGACAGCGCATTTCTAATGACGATTGAATCGCCAGTTTCACTCATCAACTCGCATACCAGTTCTTCACCCGTTACTAACTTTAGGTGTTTAACCGAAGAGGTTGCTTTCGACATCTTGTTCCACTCTTATTGGTTTTAGGTTTATGGGATAAATCTTATATTTGAATCCCTCTTTAGTATATATCTTAATCCTTTCACCGCTATGTTTCAGTGTAAAGTTCTTGTGACTTCTAATATGAAGATCATCAGCAATATCAAAAAGTCTAGTAGTCCGACCATCATCAGACTTACGAAGCCCACGACCAATCGATTGGAGTACTTTGACTTGAGACTTGGACGGTGTCGCAAATACAATATTATGAAGATTGCGGATGTTAATACCAGTACTAAAAGTACCAAGAGAAGCAACGATAATTGCATCATTTTCTTTTTCTACTATTCCTCTTATTTGTTCTCTGTCCGTGGCATCTACTTCACCAGATACGTAGAATACTTTACGTCCTTCTTCAGCCATAGACCTAATCATCTCGTGCAGAACCTTACCATGTTTCTCAACAAATTGGAACATCACGAGGGTGTTTCCCGTTTGATCTATCGCTAGTTTACTGATAAACCGATTACGGGGTTCATAGGTGACGATCGTATCCAACTCTTCCTGATACGACATCTCCTTAACTTGTTGGCAGACATCATTGTGATATCGTAAGAGGAGTACCGAAATATCCAAGTCTGCGAGTTGATTTTCCTTCTGGAGTTCCACGGTTCGTGTAACGGTGAGTGTTGGTCCAAATAGACCTTCCAGAACTAGTTTGTTTGTCTCTGTCCCATCGAGAGTACCTGTAAGACCGAAACGATATTTTGCGTTGATGCACTTGTCCATCATGGTAGTCAGTGACTTCGCCTTGAACAAGTGGACCTCATCACCAAAGACTGAGTCAAACTGTTCAAACCACTCCTTGCCGAATTTGTAAATAGATTGCCACGTGGATATGATGACACGTTTGTCCGTGACCTTCTCCTTACCGGAGTAGATGCGGTGACAGAACTCCTCTACGTCGTAACCGTATTCCTCGAAGTCCTTATACATCTGCTCTACCAACGATGTGGTTGGGACGATGATTAGGATCTTTCCTTCGGTGACCTCGTAACAGTATCGTAGTAGGTTATAAATGATAAATGACTTACCGCTACCAGTAGGACTCAGTAGGATACAACGTCGGTGCTCGACTCCGTGCGAAATCGCCTTGTACTGATAATCTCTAGGTTTGAACGGAGCATCGAGTAGTGACAGGAAGTCGATAAGGGCGGGATGATCTATGTCCTCTTTAAACGAGGGAATTCCATAGGTCTCGTGTTCGATGATCTCCAGTGGGTAGAACCGATCCGCGCAGAACTTACGTAGGTGCGTGTAGAGACCCACGTTCATCTGTTTGGTCATCATGTTATAGAGTTTGACTTTACCGTCCCAGTGTCGGGACTTGTATGCAGGCATGTATTTGTAGCCAGGCACAAAGAACGAGAAGTATTCCTTCAACTCGTTCTCTTGAGCAGGATGAGCCTCCACCATAAAGTGGGAGTAGTCCTTCATCCTAATGCGAATCTTGTTATCCACCAGCCTCGAATCGACGATAATCAATCATGTTCTTGATCGTCGAATGCCTCCATTTGATCATGTTAAGAATATCTGTAAGACTATCTATCTGTGCTTTAAGTGCGACGATTCTGTCTTCAGACTTTGAGATCTCTGGGTCAGAGTCATAGTAATAGTCCATCTCGCCCTTGAGAATTTTGAGACCGTTGAATGGATCTGGATCCCATCCCTTCTCCTGTAGAGTCTGTGGGTCCATCTTACCGTTGTAGTATAACCACTTCTCCTTCAACAGGATCTTCTGTGACGCCTCTGCGCGACGTAGGGTAAGTTTGGTTACAGTGAGGTATTCTAAATACTTTGCGTGTAGCATGGGGATTTGACGTGATGTCTCATCCAGTTGGTGCATAGGAATAACAGAGTCCTCTGTCCACTCCTTGTGTATCGCTTCAATATTAAGCATGTATAATCCGTGGGGTTTTCAAAACTACATTATATCACATATTGGTGATCGTTTCAATACAATCTTTCCAATAGTCTTCGTCATGACCCAATACGTAACTGAGAGTCATACGGTAACATTCTGTTCTTGCGGCATGGTAGACTACATTACCTGAGTCGTAGTCTCCAAAGTATCCCGCTTTGCAATTCCACCCCTGTTCGTCTTGAACCGTTATGACCTGTTCTGTCTTGGGGTCGACATATTTGAACCACCCATCTCCCTTTTCAGACCACGTGAAGATAACGTTGTATGCGGATGCATCTGCGTTGTTGTGCCAACCGATGAACCCTTCCGGTGGGTAGAGTGTTGAGAGTGCACTGTGTTGCACACCTAGTTCCTCCATCAAACTGGAGTTCAGTGAGTTCCACGTCTTGCGATATTCTTCTGGGTGTGTCCCGAAGTAGTGATCGGGTTTGATAGGATGACAGAGAGAGTTCTCTGCGGCACCTCTATGGTCACGACCTTCGTCGATGACGCGCCACATTTCTTCGTCACTCGTGTAGTGGTCTGCTTGTCCGCGCAACTCCTCGACCAGACATCGGTTTGTCTGTTCGGGTTGGTACAACTCTCGATACGTATATCGGAAGTCTTCCAGAATCTCTAAGAGGTTCCGGTTCTTTATATCCAATTTTACCATCATGATATAGTGAATTTAGTGTACTTAAATGTTGCGTCGTATGTTATATATGCAACGTCTCCACTCGTGGAGTTCAGTTCAACAGATCCAAGCTGGACAGGAAGACATCCCTCATACCTGATCTTTATGTTTGCGTTGTTGTGACTGGTGAGGATGATGACCGTGATGTCTTGAGACAGGTCTTCTGAGGTGTCGACCGTGCGCTGCATCCAGTCCTGCATCTCCTTGTATGCGACCATGTCTTCATCTAGGATCAACTGCATCGACAGATCCGTATACTCGATGGTGTCTGCGGCAACAGGGAATCTCTGGATCTTTGCGATCGGACGATCCACTGCGTTTGCGCTAGAGCCGGGGTGTGTTACAGACTGCGCAAAGAATTCTAGGTTTCC